CTGATCCTCATCGCACGTCTCGCCCTCGACGCCATCCCGACGCCCGGCAGCTGCACGATCTGCGAACGGTGGGTGACGTCGGCCATCGGCACGAACCGGTTCATCTGGCGGTTCGACACGGCCGGACACGTGGCGCTGTTGTGGGCGCAGGCCGGGGCGACGCAGACCCGCACGTCGGTGAACGTCTGGCCGGCCGCTGCGGGTGCGTGGCTGTGGCTCCGCACCACCCTCGACGTGGACAACGGCGCGGCGCAGCACACCGTGACCCACGAGACGTCACTCGACGGCAACACGTGGTCACCGTTCGAGGTCATCACGACCGGTGGCGTGGCGTCGGTCGACGGCGGGTCCGGTTCGCTGGCCATCGGGAACCGGTGGGCTGGCTCCACCCTCGGCCTGAACGGCCGGGTCTCGGACCTCATCGTGCGGAACGCTGGCGCGACGCTGTTCGAGACTCACACCGAGCGTGACCTCCGGGGCGTCGCCGTGGACGCAGCCACGTACGTGGCCACGTCCGGGCATACCGTGCAGGTCAACCGGAGCGGCTCACCCGCGCTCACCCTCGTCCCGCCACCCTGAGAGGACCACCGACCATGAGCTACTCGTCGCAGGCGGCGCTGTCCGTCGACTCGGACTTCGTGAACCGGATCGCCGCGAGCGCCGCGGTGGAGGCGCCACGCACCCACCAGCCGCAGCAGTGGGCGGTCGATCACGTGTGGTGGGCCGCCGCTTCGCCGGGCTTCGCCGCGGCGTACGAGTCGGCGCTCGCCGCCGACATCGAGCGGCCGGGGAATGACCCCGCCGTCATCTCCGACGCGCAGATCCTCTCGACGGTGCAGGCGCTCGTCGCCGGGGAGGCGCCCACGTGACCGACCTCGAACGTGCCGCCATCGTCCGCGAGAATCTCGCCACACGTGTCGGCCTCCTCACCGCCGAGAATCTCGACCTGCTCGTGCGGAACCACGAACTCGAGGAGCAGCTCGCCGCTGCCACCGCGCCTAGCGTCGAACCACCACCCACCAGCGAGGAGCCAGAGCCATGAGCGATGAGAGCATGACGACCGAGAACGTGACGACCGGAGACGATCCGGCCACCCCGGACGTCCCGGACACCACCGACGCCCCCGATCGAGCCGGAGACGGTCGCACGTGGGCCGAGGAGCGCCACGAGACGTCGTATCCGAACGCCGATGACACGCCCACCACCGAGACGCCGGTGACGCCGCCGCCACCGGACGTGCCCAATGAGTGACCCGGCCTCGACCCTGTTCGGGGACATCGAGCTGGACGACGTGTGGGACGAGACGCCGCTGATCGCACCGGAGCAGCTGGCGATGCGCCTCCATGGCCTCATCGCCGAGGTCGACGCCTTCGGTGGTGACGACTCCCCGTCGTGGGATGACCTCGACCCGTCCACACAGGACCTCGCCATCGCCATCGCCGTCCCGTTCGTGGAGTGGATCAGGGACCGGGAGCCGGACAATCCGGCGCTCACCGCCCGCCACATTCACGACGTGCGCGTGTTCCTCTCGGGTGGCGTGGTCCGCCCGTGGGATGACCTCGCCCCGGAGGAGCAGCAGGTCGCCATCGACCTCGTGACGCTCATCATCGACTGGCTGGAAAGGCAGGGACCACGATGACCGGCATCTACTACGTCGAGGCCGCCGACTGGCTCCGTGGCGTCGGGCTGAAGGTCACGGAGGTGAGCGGGTGGCAGACCCGCGCACGTTCCTCCGGTGGCTTCGCCTCGGCGCCGCTCGGCGTCCAGTGGCATCACACGGCCAGCAAGACCACCCCGCAGAACGACACGAACTGGCAGTACTTCAGTTCGTCCGATCGGCCCATCGGAAACGCCACGATCATGCGTGACGGGTCGGTGTGGATCGGTGCCGCTGGTGCGGCGAACACCGCGGGCAAGGGCGGGCCGCTCACCATGAGTCGGGGCACCATCCCGCTCGATGGAGCGAACTCGCGCACGTGGGCGTTCGAGGTCGCCAACAACGGCGTCGGTGAGCCGTGGCCGCAGGTCCAGATCGATGCCTACTTCGCTGCCAGCAACGAGATGAACAAGCGGTTCGGGAACAAGCCGACCGACGTATTCAGTCACGCAGTCGGGAAGGGGAACGGGTGGACCAGCCGGAAGATCGACCCCGCCACGGCGGCCGCGGTGCAGGGACCATGGAAGCCGCGCAGCGTGAACAGCTCGGGCACGTGGGACCTCGATGACATTCGGGCCGAGTGCTCACGTCGCGCAGGCTCGACGCCGACGCCCCCGACTCCCACGCCCCCGACGCCCACGCCACCATCCGGCTCGACGTACACGGTCGTCGCTGGCGACTCGTGGTGGGGCATCAGTCAGAAGCTCGGCACGACGGTGGACGCCCTCCTCGCAGCCAACCCGCCCGCCACGAGCTCGACGGTCATCCACCCCGGCGACAAGCTGAACGTCCCCGGTGGAGCACCCGTCCCGCCACCCACGTCGAACTGGGTGCAGACCGGGAAGGACGCCACCACCCCGCCGGGTAGTCCGAGCCTCTCGCGCGGCACGAAGCACTCGAACGTCACGTGGCTGCAATCGGTGCTCTGCTCGATGAACACGAAGGCCGGGCAGCCGTATTACAACCCGGCGTGGGTGGACATCGATCGCGTGTCGGGAGGTCCAGAGACGGCGCAGCTCTTCGGTGACGCCTCGTTCAACGCGCTCGCCGCATGGCAGCGTGACAACGGCGTCGGCTCGGACGGTGTGTGGGGCAACCAGACCGCCGCCCGCATGGCATCGGTGCGTGGGAAGTGAACGTGCAGCCCACCCTCTACCGGGTGGCCGTCACGTCACTCGTGATCGCCCTCGCCGCGAACGTGCTCCTGTGGTGGGTGTCATCGGCCGACGATTGGTTCGCTGACATCATCGCCGTGGCCTCGGGGCTGGCGGCGCTCATCATCGTGCTCGCCGCTGGCGTCCCGACGCTCGTCCGGTGGCGGGAGGAGGCGCTCCTGCTCGCCTTTGCCATCTGGACGGCGAACCTCATCGAGTTCGCCACCGAGGATGGCGTGCGGTGGGAAACGCAGTGGCGCCAGTGCGGTTTCTACGCCGCGTTCGCCGTGGTCGCCCTCGGCACGTACCTGGCCCAACGAGATGCGAGGACGTGAGCGATGGACGGCAACGCAGTCGTAGCACTCATCGGGGCGACGGTGCTCGCCTTCGTGGTGCGTGTGTTCAACGTCGTGGTCGTGTGGCTCTCACACGTGCTCGGCGTGGACCCACCCGAACCCATCGAGACACCGATCGAGCACGCCACCAAGCCGGGCTAGGGCCGCCACCGCCGTCGCATCTCCGCGAGCTGCTCCGGTGAGGGCGGCATGATCTCGGCGCGGTCGTCCATCTCGATCAGGCCGGTGGCGCACTCGGTGCATGCGAACATCACGCGGCGCCCGGACGTGGCGGCGTAGGCGATCGACGTCGGCGTCGCCCAAACCTCCTCGCCGCACAGCTCGCAGTACTGGCGGGTGGAGCCGATGGTCGGTTCGGAGAGCGTGGCGGTGGGCACGCACATCAGCACCACGTGGTCATCGCTCATGGCTCGTCCGTGAGGTCACGGGCCGTCATCCGGTGGCCGTCGTTGCCGTCATAGGCGATGAGGATGACCGAACCCACGCCGAGATCGTCCACCCGTTCCAGCGCGTCACGTGCAGCCGCCTCGATGTTCTGCCCATCGATGGCGCTGGTGGCGAGGAGCACGCCGCCGAGGTCGTAGACGTGGACGACCACGCCTCCCGGACACTCGCCGGCCGGGATGGAGCGCGGTCCCGGACGGATCGCGACCGGCAGCTCACTCAGGGCGCGCTGGTAGCGGTGCCGGGTCATGGTGGCGGCCACCACCGAGATGATGTTGAGCACCGCCGTCGCCGTCGAGAACAGCACGAGCGCATGCGCCGTGTCGCTCATGGGTCGAGGGCGTCGAAGAGGTCGGGGCACCAGCGGCCGAGCAGCGTGGTCACGAACCCTTCGGTGAGTGCCCACGTCGGCACCGCACGGTGGCAGCCGATGCACCACCACACGTGCGGGGAGAGCATCACGAAGCAGTGCCCACCGTTGGCCAGCGGAGGCCGGAGGCGCATCGCGTGGGCGGCACGCCTCCTCACCGCATCGCCTCCACCACGTCCGGGCACGTCCGTTCCACCCGGCCGGCGACGGCGGGGTCCACCAGCGCCGCGGTGAACGCCTCCACATCGCTCGGCCGTTGTGGGTCCAGCAGGCACAGCGCTGCAGCGGCGATCGTGGCGTCCAGGTCCCCGCCGAGGGACCCGGACACCACCGGGCCGGTGGTTGGAGTCACCGGCCCGTCGTCGTCATCGCCACACGCCACGAGGGCGGCTACAACGACGGCGAAGAGGGCGAGGCGCCTCACGCCCCGGCCACCCGTGCGGCGAACACTCCGGCCTGTGCCGGTGGAGGCCAGCGGGCGGCGACCACGAAGAGGTCCGGGGCGAGCCACGCTCCCACGTGGAAACGCTGGAGCCGGTCGAGGCCACGTGAGCAGCGGTCGGCGTTCACGCCCACCAGCGCGCCGAGCGTTTCGAGGTCGAGCACGACCTCATGGTCCTCGGCCAGCAGAGCGATGCGCCGGGCGAGCCAGAGCGACGTGGGACCCACCACCGGCAGCCAGTCGACCTCGGCCGTGTAGGAACGCACGAGGTGGACGGCGAGCGGTTCGAGGTCCGGGTCGATCATGCGGAAGCGGACCGGGCCGGGCACCGTCACGGCGTGACCTCCTCCGCTGGCACCAGCGACCAGCGGTACGCGCCGGGTTCGCCGCTGCGGGTGGCGAGGCCGTGGCCGACCAGCCACTCCAGTGACATATGCAGGGCGCCGGTCTTGGACTCGCCGGGGAGGAGCGCCGTCGCGAAGTCGGCTGCGCTGCACGGCTCCGGGTGGCGCTCCCGGAGGCGTGTGAGGAGCCGCTCGCGCCGGTCGACGCCCTGACTCATCCCGGACCGCCGTGCGGAGCGCTTCCGTTCGGCCTCGGCCTTCGCCCGCGTCGGCGTGGAGGTCGGGAGCGCCTTCGGCTTCGGTGGCGCCGGTGGAGGCGTGAGGGCGTGCCACTCGAACAGGTCGGTGAGGTCGGCCACCACGGCGGCGAGCGCCGCGGGTGTGATCCCGTTGGACGTGACGAGCTGGCCCACCTGCGACACGGCGCCGGTGGCGTCACGGGTGAACACATGGAGCTGGTGGTCGGTGTGCGTGGCGACGACGATGGGCGTGGTGGTCACGGCTGGACCTCCATGGCTCCGCCGAACGTCTCGTCGTCGTGAGTGGTGGCGACGTGCCATGAGCCGACGCTCTTGCCGTCGGCGTCGATGAGGGCACACCCGGCGAGGTCGGTCACCACCTGCTCGCGCGCCAGGTCGAGGATGCGCGCGATCGCGTCGCCGTCGAACGCCTCCCCGGTGGTCGTCACGCTCAGGGTGAACGTGCGCTCGCTCACCGTCTTCGGCACGAGGCCGAAGCGCTCCCAATCCGGGCGGGTCATGAGAGGAACCCGTCGAAGATCGAGGACACGTACGACCGCCGCCACTCACCGGACGTGAGCCGATCATCGCCGTGGCGTGAGTAGCCGTCCGGGTGCTCGTAGCGCGTGACCACTTCACCGGAGCGGGTGACCCAACGGAGCCGGGTCGTGGTGCAGGTCGGGCAGTGGGACGGGAACCCGACCATGCCGGTGGAGAGTCCGAACGGGCGCCGGTAGCCGGTGGCGTCATCGATGCCGATGGGTGGCCGGTGGCGCCACGTGTGACCCATCGCCCGACACTCGGCGAACCGCTGTTCCAGGGTGCGCTTCGGTGGCGTCACCGAAGGGTGAGCGTCGCTCACGGCGACGAGCTTCGTCCGGCGTGAGGCCGGTCGGGGCGCGCTCGAAGCACGCCGTGCGGGTTCTGCCATGGTGGACCTCCGTGGGTCGATGGTGTGTGCGTGGCGTGGAGGCTAGACCACGGGCCGGGCTGGGACGTAGGACCACCGTGCGGATGGGTACCCGAGAGTACCTGTGCTTGGAGTGGTATTCGCGGGTACCCATCCGGGGTAGGGTGGGCGCCCATGAACACACACCACCAAGACACCAGCGAGGAGCGCTCCCGGTCCATCCGTGACGCCTTCGACCGTGACGTGGCGCGCCAGCGCGCCGAGCTAGAGCGTGGCCGGCGAGAGTCCGACCCATGTGACCGCGGGACGCCGGGCTGCTCCGTCATCCGCCACACCGACCTCGACAGCGAGTGCCAGCCATGGTGAAGCGCCTCGCCCCACGCCGCGCGGTGGGCTACGTCCGCATCTCCAAGAACCGGACCGACGAGACGTCCACCACCACGCAGGAGCAGGCGATCCGTGCCTACGGCGTGGCCCATGGCATCGAGGTCGTGGACGTGGTGATCGAGGCCGGGCGCAGCGCCTTCCAGGAGTCACGCTCTAGCCGTCCGGGCATGCGCCGGGCGATGGCCATCATCGAGGCCGGTGCCGCCGACGCCTTCATCGTGTGGAAGGTGGACCGGGCTAGCCGCAACACGCGCGACCTGCTGGCACTCGTGGATGACCTCGCCACCCACGGCGCCACGTTCGCATCGGTGACCGAGCAGTTCGACACCGGCACCCCGATGGGCCGCACCATGCTCACCCTCGTGGCCGCTCTCGCCGAGCTGGAATCCGGCGTGAAGTCCGAGCGGACGCAGGCGTGGCATGACCACCGCCGCACCCCGGACAAGGCGACCGGACGCGTCACCCACGCCCCACCGTCGAAGGCGGTCCGCGGCTACCACCACCCGGCCCGGAACAAGCTGGCCATCCACCCGGTCGAGGGACCGCTGATCCGGGAGGCGTTCGCACGTGTCGCCGCGGGCGCCACGCTCCACGGGACGCTGACGTGGCTCGGGACCGAGGGCGTGACGCTCACGCAGCGTGGCCTGAAGTCGTGCCTGACCTCACCGACCATCGCTGGCCTCCGTGACACCGGCGAGGGCGTGATGGCGCCCGGTGAGTGGCCGGCGCTGGTGCCGGTCGATGAGTGGCGGCGGGTGCGCGAGATGCTCACCCACCCGGACCGGCAAACGAATTTCACGCGGCGTGTCCGACAGTTCGGACTCACCGGCCTCGTGACGTGTCACTGCGGCGAGGCGATGATCACGAAGCGCCACCCACGTGGCCACCGGCTCTTGTGCCGGACGTGCAACACGGGCATCCCGTACGCCTTCGTGGAGGCGCTCCTCGATCGCGAGATGCTCGCCAAGCTGGACGACTCCAGGTGGCGCACTCTCCGGTCGCAGGGCCGTGCGACGGGCGCCGACGTGGACGCCATCCGGGCACGCCTCACCCAGCTCGTAGCGATGGCCGAGGCCGACCCGGCGTGGGGCGAGACGGACGGGTTCCGGCTCATGGTGGCCGAGCTGGAAGGCCAGATCGTGGCCAGCGAGGGCGACGCGTTCAAGCTCCCAACGGTGGCGAGCGTGCGGACGGCGTGGCCCACATTCACACCGGACCAGAAACGGCTCGTCTATCTCGCCATGATCGAGAGCGTGACGATCGGGCGCGCCACGGCGGGCGTGCGGGGCGTCGACCCGACACGTATCCGGCTCTCGCTGGTGGCGTGACGAACATCACCGAGCACGTCTAGCGCCGCCACCATCCGCCAGGCCACGCCCGGCCACGCCACCACCCGCCACGTGTGCGGGTTGGCGTTGGCCGGGCGTTCGTGCATCATCGAGCTGATGGTCACCGAGGAGCAGCACGCAGCGTTCCGCACACAGTGTGATGAGCTGCGCGCCGGCGAAGGCAAGAGCGATCACGTGGTGAGCGCCGCGCCGTACCGCCTCCTCGATGGCCTCGCAGCGGGCGTCCGGCCCCACCCCGCGCCCGCTGCCACACCCGCCCGGTAGGTTCGACCTGCCGGGTGCAGGTGTGTGTTCGGTCCCCGCCCTCGGCGCGTCCCGGTGAGGAGTCTCCGCGGCGCGTCGGGGGCGGTGCGCGTGAGAGTCGGCCAGTAATCCTCGAACTGTCGTGCACAGCGTCACCATGCGACTGGTTGCGTCAACAACCGCCAGGATGCGACAATCCACAGGCCCACGGGGGACATCGGGGGATTGCTCCTCACAGGCGAACCGGGATACGACCAGCGGCGGTGAGCGTCACAAGCACACAGCTGGGAGCTGGGATGACCGACGACCGCATTCGTCGGGTGGATGACCTTGCCGCTCGTAGAGCGCGCCGCGTCGACCCCCCGAAGCTCCTCTCGATCAAGGAGCTGGTGCACCTGCTCGGGTACTCGCGGCGCACCATCGAGCGCATGCTCGAACGCCGCGAGCTGCCCTCGGTGGAGTACGCACACCGGCGCATGGTGCGTGCCGACCACGTGGCCGAGTGGATCGAAGCTCACACGAGCTACGGCGGTGAGGCGTGAACGAGGAGCAGTGGCAGGAGCGCGTGGTGCAGGCGGCGAAGTGGGCCGGGTGGACGGTCGCTCACTTCCGGAGTGGCTCGGGCCGCTACGAGACGCCGGTCCAGTACGACGCCCAAGGGTTCCCGGACCTCCTCCTCGTCCACCCTCGCCGTGGGCGGGTGCTCTACCGCGAGCTGAAGGTCACGCACCGCCGCCTGCCCGACTCGCAGAAGCGGTGGCTCGACACGCTCCAGGCCGCTGGTGAGGACGCCGCCGTGTGGCGCCCGGCCGACTGGCCGATCGTGTGCTTCGAGCTAGGCGTCACGGCGATGACGCCGTGATCGGCGTCGCCGGCGCGGTGGTGCTCATGGCGCTCGGGTGCGTGCCGTGGCTCCGGCTGAACCACCGGGAACGGCCTCACTCGAAGCCGACCCCGCTCCGCTCACGGCAGCTCGAGCGTGAAGCAACGCAGTCCCAACCGATCACGTGGAGGAGATGACGTGGCAAGCAAGCGCAAGACGTTCGAGGGCCGGGAGGTCATCGGGACCGAGGTCGTGGTGTCCGGCGCCACGGCGGACGGTGATGGAGCCGACCCGTTCCAGGTGGGCGACGTGGTGTTCCTCGTGGCCGAGGCGGTGGTCGACAAGGTCACCCACAAGACCGCCAAGGATTCGGACAAGCTGATCCGGGTCACGTCGGCGCGAGCGCTCATCGGCGCCGTGGTGGACGGCGACCTCGTGCGTGACGCCATCTCGCTGGCCCGCATGAACGCCGAAGCCAAGACCGGCATCCAACAGCTCGGCCTCGACGGCGACTGACGTGGTGCTCGAACCGGGCGCCTCGCTGCCCGAAGCGATGGCGGGCGCGCTGGTGGACGCTCTCGCCGCAGTCCAGGACGTGAAGCGGTCGCGGGTGGCGGACGCCGGGACCTACAGCTACCGGTTCGCCGAGCTCGCAGACGTGCTCGTGATGGCGCGCCCGATCCTCCACGAGCACGGCCTCGCCCACATGCAGCCGGTGTCGACCGAGATGGTCGGGAACGCCACACACGTGTCGGTGTGCACGGAGCTGATCCACGTGTCCGGTGCGACCGCCACGTCGCCGGTGCTCCTCCTCGTGGTGTCCGGCTCGGACGCTCAGCGGGTCGGGTCGGCGGTGACGTACGCGCGGCGGTATTCGCTCATGGCCACGCTCGGCATCGCCGGGGATGACGACGACGCTGCCATGGCGACGCTCGCCCGCACCGCCTCGCCTCCCGGCAGAGCCGCACGTGCGGCCGCACCAGCGACCGGACGCTCTCCGGAAGAGGCGCAGGCCCGCGAGCTACTCAACGGCGCCACGAGCGAGGTCAGGACCGGCATCCAACGGGCGTTCCGTGAACACTTCGGCGTGTCACTCTCGAACCTGAGCCGGGACCGCCACGCCGAGGCGCTCTCGTTCATCACGGAGCAGCTCGCCGTGCCGGATGAGCCGGACGCGTGAACGACTCGGTGACGCTCACCTGGGCCGAGGTGCGCGTGGCGGCGATGATGGGCGTCGAGCGGAACATCTGGTGCATGTACCACGGCGCCAAGCCGCGGTTCATCTACGAAGGTCGAGAGGCGCTCTGGTCGGAGCACATCATCGGCGCCATGGCCGAGATCGCCGTCTCGAAGCTCACCGACCGCTGCCCGGCCATGAACGGGCGGCCCGGCTACGACGGGGACGTGTCCGGCCTAGAGGTCCGGGCCACGCCACGGCTGGACGGCGCGCTCATCGTTCACGACAGCGACCGGGACGAGGCGCCGTTCATCCTCGTGCGGTTCCGGGTGCCCCGGTTCCACGTGCCGGGCTGGATCATGGGCGCCGACGCCAAACGGGCAGAGTGGTGGCGCACCGACGTGCCGCACCCGGCGTACTTCGTCCCGGCCAGCGCGCTGCGTCCGGTGGAGGAGCTGACGCGATGACGTGGCTGAAGATCGATGACAAGTTCCACGGCCACCCGAAGGTCCTGACCGCTGGCACGGGGACGCTCGGCCTGTGGGTGCGGGCGGCGTCATGGGCCGCCGCGTACGAGACCGATGGTCACGTGCCGACCGACGTGATGCGCGGGTTCGGGCGTCCACGTGACGCCACCGCGCTGGTGGACGCCGGGCTGTGGGTGCCGTGCAACAGCGGGTTCTGGATCCACGATTTCCTGAAGTACAACCCGTCGAAGGAGCAGCTCGAAGCCGAACGTGCGAAGGCGCGCCGGCGACGTGAAACGGCCCGCCTCGATCAGCCGGAGCTGTTCGAGTGACGGGCGAACGTCGGGCGAACGTCACGTGCTCCGACCGTCCGACTCGACCGGCCGATCGTGCTGACGACCTAACGGTGGTGGAGATGATGAACCCCGCGCGCCGTCGGACTGCTGGCACAACGGTCGACGTGGCGGCGTTCGTCGCATGGCGCCCCCCCGCCACGACCCGACCATCCACAGGAGGCGAGGAGCCATGAACGAAGACCAGCCACGATGCCGGGACTGTCGGCGTCCGATCTCGATGCGCCAGCTGGAGGAGCAAGACCGGCGCTGCAATGCGTGCTGGCCTCCGGTCGCACTCGCGGACGTGATCGAGCGGCTACCGGCCGACGCCCGCGAGCCGATCATGGCCGCGAAGCGGCGGGGCGGGCTGGCATGATTCACGGGCGTGGACACCCTCTCGTCGGTCGAGGTGTGCCGACTCACCGGCGTCACGTACAGGCAGCTCGATTACTGGGTCCGAACCGGCCTCGTGTTGCCGCACACGTGCGCCCGTGGCTCGGGCACTCATCGCCGCTGGTCCGATGCCGACCTCGAACGTGTGCGCCGTCTGAAGGTGGCGGCACGCCTGGCCTCGGGCACCATCACCGACGCCCTCGACGCGCTGGACTCACTGCTGCCCGTGTAGGTGCGCGATGACCGCCGACGCGCGGCTGACCCCGGCGACGATGGTGCTCTACTCGGCGCTGCACCGGGAACGGGAGATGGCCGACCTCGCCGCAATGTGGGTGGCCGAGGCGTGGGTGACGACCATCGCCGTCGTGCCGGTGGCCGTGCCGATCATGATCGCCAAGGACGGCATGATGTTCGCCCTGTTCGACCTCGGCGCCGACCTCGATGGTGACGTGGCGGAGCGTGCCGTCGCAGTGTTCAACCCGGACGGCTGGAGTCACGTGGTGAAGCCATGACGAAGCGGCCCGAGTTCCACATCACGCCCTCGGCGCAGGCGCCCGTGTGCGTGTGCCCGTACTGCGGCTCCCGCATCGACGCGATGTTCGGCGTCACTGGCACCGCATCACCGGCGCCGGGTGACGCCTCGGTGTGCGCGTACTGCGCTGGCCTGCTGGTGTTCGCTCTCGACCTCACCGTGCGTGAGCCGGACGAGGCCGAGCTGGCCGAGATGGTGAAGTCTCCGCACCTGCTCATCGCACAGATCGCAGCGCATGCGGTGATCCAACGAAGGCGGAAGCCATGACCGTGGCCGCATCGGCGTGGTGCGTGGCGTGCGGCGCCGCACCTGAGCTGACCATCACGGTGGAGCCAGTCGGCGGCGTGCTCGCACACTTCGGTTCGTGTCGCCGCTGCTCTGGTGCCGTGCTCCTCCAGGCGCTCGACACCATCGAGCGCGCCGAGCAGCGCGTCCGTGGACGTGCGGCCATCGATGCCATCGACGTCGGTGAGGTCGAGCCGGGTGACCGGTGGGCGCCGGGATGAGTGATCGAGTGCGGGTGCAGTGCGCCGTCTGCAACAAGTGGGTCCAGACGTACGGACGTGAGCCGGCCATCGTGCTGCGTGAGCACCGAGAGCAGCGGTGCCCCGGCGCACCACGTCCGACTGGCCGGTGTCGTGAGGCGCACCAGCACTACGGCCGGTGCCTGGCCTGGCGATGCGGGTGCTCCTGCGGCGTGGATCAGAGCGAGCGCGTCCGTCCGTTGTCGCAACGGTGGTCGCCGTGAGTGGACCTCGCACGTGCCGGGAGGGTGCGATCCGCCTGACCTCGCAGTGGCGTGAGCTGGCCGCACTGGTGGTGACGCTGCTCGATCGTGGCTGGCCTGATGGTCCACCGGTGTGCGAGTGCGGTGAGCCGACCACGTGCGCCGCACCGCGCGTCGTCGCCGCCCGCGCGCTGGACCAGCTCGGACACGCCGACCTCGTGTCGCAGCCCCGGTTCGTGATGGTCGAGAACGCAGTGCGGCGCTGGATGAACGGAGCCGCAGATCAGTGAGCTGAATCGGCGGTGCGGAACGACTGAATACGGCCGCTCGAAACTGCGGAAATCGATCGATTCGGGGCGGTCGAAACGGCGGAAATCGATCGATTCCGACCGTCGATTCTGCGGGAATCGATCGATTCCGGGCGCCGTTTTTTCTGGACCGCCACAGGCGGGGACTCAGCCCCGGCCG